TCAGCAGTTCTTTTTCTAAAGCTGGCAATGCGCCGTCAGGAAGTTTTTTAGTACGATCAATAGCTAACTCAACCTTCATGAATGCCTCCTTGTTAATAACTGTATATTCATACAGTGCCATTATTAACCCCATTGCTCTACTTTGCAATGATTTAAGAGCACGAAATGTCAAAAGTCAGCAGCTTGAACGACTCGAATACACATGACGTCTACATTCCGAGAAAGTTAGTGATTTCTGAGTTAGTCGGGCTTAGTATTTTTGGCAAAAAAAAACCTCCCATCACGGAGGTTTTTTGGTTTCAACTTCACTTATGGTGCCCAAGTGATTGATAAGTGGAATTATCAATTTAGTAATGGAAACCATAACAGTAGCTAATGCACCTAAGGCGAGATCACTGAGGTTAATTTTTCCAAATGCTAACAGGATAAAAAGCATAAGAAAAATTACCAGCGCTAAACCAAAAACACTTAAAACTACTGTATATAAAACTTTTAGCGTCATAATGTCCCCATTAGACGCAGAGGTCATCGCCGGGCGTTCAACCCCGACGACGTTTAAAGTCTGACTGGATTTATGTTTTAGTCAATAACTTTTTCGATGGTTAATATGTTCACGCTGCGACAACCTGTGAAACACATAACTCTGGAAGATTTGCCTTTACCAGCGCCTCAGCGAATGAGGGTGGTACCGCATTGCCACATCGTGCCACCTGCTTATCCTTCGCATATTTCACTCCGCGATAGTCTCGATCAATGATGTACCAGTCCGGGAACCCCTGCGCCCTGTATAGCTCGTGAGGCTGGAGCATGCGCATACCAATATCAACGATGCGATAAAGCACGCCATCCACCGTCACCAGCCCATCGGACTCCTCGCCGCAATACTTCCTCAGGAACTCGAGTACAAGTTGGGCACGCTCTTCGTCATAACCATCGACAGCAAGCGTGGTATTCACCTCGCCAACGTGTGTACCGCCAGCGGTAATGGTTGGCATCGGGGCATCCGTGCGCTGTCCGTCCCGGCATGTGCCGCGAAGCTTCACCAGGTGAGAAGTAACCGCGGCATGGTGATTTCCCGTGGTGATGGTATGCGTAGGCTGCCCCACTTCCCCGCCCGGATGGCCAGTGTTATTGACCATCAGGTGCGCAGCGACAACTGCATGGTGATCAACAGTTGTCACCGAATGCATCGGCTCGTCCATACCCACCCCGGCCCCCTGGTAATTCCCGCCATAGTGCTTCACCAGATTCGCGGCCACCAGCCCGAACTTGCCACCACCGGCGACGACTGTGCCCAGTGGCTTATGCAGACCTGGTACGCGAGGCTCCTGCCCAGGGCGTTCGCCATAGCCCATCTGAATGATCGTAGGCATCACCAACTGCGATTTACCGCCCCCACCAGCCGTAATAGTCGCGCTTGGCTCGCCAGCACCATGTCCGACACTGGCACCGAACTGGCGGGCAATGTATGGCGCCAACGCCGCCTCAACCATACCCAGTGCATGCCCGTTACCGCCCGGAAGCTTAGATGTACCTGCGGTAATCGTCGGTACCGGTTCAGTGACTTCCTGCCCGGTGGCACCCGTGCGGAACTTAGTCAGGTGCGGTATTGCGATTGCGTAGCCGTGTTTTTTTGTGATGGTCTGCAAAGGTTCGCCCAGACTCTGCCCCCTGAAACAGTCATAGCCAGAACGGGTGCTCGTGTGGTTGCACTTAACGATAAATGGCGTCGGATTGTCCAGGACAAAGCGCTGGATACCGCGAGCGATTCGTTTAAGTGTGTTCTCTGCCAGTGACTTCTTGCGCCCGAAAATGGAAGGTGCTCCGATGGACCAGTCGATACACTCTGCCGCGGTGCGCCATGGATTCAATTTGCCTGCCTGTACAGCCGGAGATTTCGGATCCCCGTGGGTGATATCAGGCCAGGCAATCGGCTGCCCGTCCCGGCGCATCACCATGAAAAAGCGTTTCCTGATAGTGGGCGCGCCATAATCGCACGCGCGCAGTTCGCGATGGTCCACGTCATAACCGAGCCCGGCCACCAGCTGCTGCACCTGCTCGCTACCAGGTGACAACTGTAAGAACTCGCAGCACTCCATCAGCGCAGGATGATCCGCGGGAACACCAGTGCTAAGCATGTCAACGAATGCATGGAATGTCTCCCCTGCGCGATCCGGGTCTGGACGCATTTCCCCGACCAGCAGCGGCCCCCACGTTTTAAACTCCTCCACGTTCTCGAGCATCATCACGCGTGGGCGTACATCCAGCGCCCAGCGAATGACGATCCACGCCAGACCGCGAATAGCTTTCTCGACTGGCTTAGCGCCTTTGGCTTTCGAAAAGTGTCGGCAGTCTGGAGAGAACCAGGCGAGCCCTACAGGGCGGCCAGCGGTCGCAACTTTCGGCCTGACGTCGTAAACCGATTCACAATAATGCAGCGTGTCCGGGTGGTTGGTGGTGTGCATTGCAACGGCGTTCGGGTCATGATTGATGGCAATGTCCACACTGCGCCCGATAGCCATTTCAATACCAGTGCTCGCCCCGCCACCGCCGGCAAAGTTATCGACGATAATCTCTCTCATGCGTATTCCTCCATGGCGGCGGCCAGCGAACGGGCAGCAACGATAATTGACTGTACTGGCATTCTCTCAAGCCACATACGGTTGATGTGATGCTGCAGACGGCGCTGGTGGTGTGCCGGGAGATCCCCGGCGTTTTCAATCTGGCTAAAGACCATACTCACTTCAACAGGCCACACTGTTTCCGGTACATCCACCAGCAGGAGGCTTTCCAGTTCAGCAATGCGTTTAATCGCGTATCGAATTAAAGAATTCGATATACATTGCTCATCGTGAGAATCACCATGCTCAGTCATTCCATGCCTCCAACTCGTTCTGAATCTCTTCGTCTATTTCATCGTTTGTGGCATCTTCGTTCAGATAGTCGCTTGCCTCTTTGAGGTACTGCGCACGACGTTCGTCGTACCACGCGGAGAACTCTGGCGACCAGCCATGGTGGTGCCCACAAAAAGCAACCCTGGCATTGTCTTCTGCCATACGCTCAACCATGCAGCCAGCTGTAATGAGGGCTGATTCACGGATGTAGCCGCGTAAATCCCGCTTACGCCAGTAAGGGCTGTATTTCGAATCGCAGCGGCCTTTGAACTCAACTTCCCAGCGGCGGATGCAACGTGCGTTTAATGATTTACTCATAGGGCTTCCTCCCCGATGCGTTTGAACTCGACTACCCAGACCCAAGGGTTTTTATCCCATGCACCTTCGCCGTAAATTGAATCCCAAAGCGTTGCAAAGGATCCCCTGGCGCTGAGCTGGTGCTGAGTCCATCCGGGCTGATAGTGTTTCCAAAATCCTTCTTGCAGCTGCGTTACGCCTTCGGCTTGGGCGTCCTTTTCGCTAATATCATTTAGCCGCTCAATGCGCACAGTGGTGATTTCAAGCAGAACGCGGGAGGCCCAGCGAGGCATGTGGATTGATGGCGTCCAGGCACCTTCAAAATCGAAGCCATCCGGAGAAGTCCAAAGGCCGTAGTTATTTGATTTCTTAATCGCACTGGCGCGGTATATACGCTGGGCATCTTCCCTGCTGCAAAGATTACCGTCAGTATCCACTGGATGGCCGTCTTCATTTCCAATGCATGAGAAGGTCTCACGCACCCATATGCGATCGCCATCAGCACCGTACGGGCAAGGTGTTGGCTGACTGCGCCATTCACAAGAAGAGCGGCTATCAGATTCAATAACCCAGCCTTTCGGGTATTCGCATACTTTCAGGCCTGAAAAGTTCAGATTCAAACCTTCACTGAGTCCACGCCAGTTAACGATCCGCCGGGTTTGAGTCTTCAGGCCGTCGAGCAATGCGCGGACCATCTCGTCGTTAAAAATCATGCCTCGCTCATTCATGATGCCACCTTGCTGTGTGAAAAACGTTTAAGGTCAAAGTCGATAACAGCACGCTGATCACGGAAAATGCCGCACCGGCCATAACGGATAAGTTCTCCACGCTGAACGGCTGTACGGATGTATTTCTCCGCAGTCGTGCGATGGAGATCGAACATCGCAACGACGTCATTTGTCGTGATGCGTCCATGCTCCTTCACCAACTCGATGATCCGCGTGATGATTTGAGCCCGCTCACTTTGTGTTTTAGGTCTCGGCATCGGTTATGCCCTCCCCGCCTGGCGCAGGCAATCTTTGCGACGCTTGGCAATACGGGCAACCTCAACAGAACTCGCGGCGATCCCAAACATATCCGCATACACAGCTGCAGCACGTCGCCACAGGCCCTTCTCCTCAAGCTCCTTCGCTTTTTTCTCGGCAGCTTGCATCCTGACTGGATCGCTTTTTTCAACCATGCACGGAAGTACCACCTCAGGAATTTCCGCATCAGAGGCAGCCGAATAAGTAAACTGAACGCTGTTACGTGTCCGGTTTAATATCCCTTCGTCACTTAACTCTCTCAGTAACTTCCCAGCTGTAGCGCCATGCATATCAAGCGCCTCGGAAACGTCGCCAACTGCACAGTTCGGTTGGTAGCGTACAAAAACTGCCACCTGCTCTTTTTGGGTTAAGGATTTGGTCATTGGTCAATACTCGATTAATTGGTTAAACCTGCCGCTTTGCGGCGCTTGTACTCTTCCATCAGCAGCTGTGCCGGAGTTGGCCCTGCCGGATGCTGCGGTGCAGCAAGCTGGCGACGAATTGGTGGAACTGACAGCCCGTTGCTTACGTGCTTCGCCCATTTGGTTAACAGCTTTTCAGCCAGTTTTTTAAGTTCCCCCTCAGTCATCTGGCGCTCAACGCCAGTTCTGCGCATTTCGATGCAGATGTGATACAGCACAGGCTGCGCCCACGGATATTTGTCACTCCCCGAAAAACGATAAGACTCGTTACGCCAGCGACGATACTCCGTCATGACCCGTTCAGATGTCAGCCCGAAGGGATTAGCTCCACTCTCTGAAACCAGCGAAACAAACTCAGCAAGATCGGGGGGCCAGGTATTACCTAATGCGCAGCGCTCCATGCATTGCTGACAGACCAGTTTGATCTGCGCCTCAGTCATCGAACCTATCTGAGCTATCCAGAGGGCCGTAGGCTCTGCCCCGTTCTTCTGCGTCCAGCGGTTTGAGAAGATTTCCCCCATCACCTGCCATAACCGCCACGCTGTCTCCGTTGCCATCAAGTCCGTTCCGGCGTCGCCACTCTGCGTGTGCGGTCTGAATTTGCTGTACAGCTCGGGATGCTGTTGGTTCTGATTGAACTGCCGCATTTTGCTTTCCTCCGGTCTGTGGTTTTTGGTTCGTTCTCACACGCTGTACATGCCTGGCAAATTTCTGCTCCCATTGCACCTGAGTAAAGACCTTCCCCTCAGACATCCAGTACGACGTGAACTCTGCGAGCTCGGTAACGAGATAATCAGGATCAGGCAAAGCGATCCCCCACATAGCCGCGCGCTGTCGCAACTCTCTGGACGGCAACCAAGAGCCTGACATTGTGAATTTACCGATCGGTTCATTCATGCCTTTCAGGTAACGTGGGGCAGTTGGCTCTGGTGGTGGAGCTACCCCACCGGGGATTTCTTTATGTCCTGCGCTAAGAGAGGGGTTTATTACTTTCCCTTCCGTATCCGTATCCGTATCCGTCAGTGAGGGATCA